GATGTTCTTAAGTTCATCCACGAAGAGCATGACGGGGAGTACTGCGACTATTACGATTACGCAGCGATGAGTGGGGCTAATCAGCGGGTGGGTATCCCTCTTCATTCAGTGGCTGCTCGCCGTCTGTCGGATGTTTTGCGCACTGAACCTGACTTCTATGATGAACTGTATAGATGCTTCCCTAGTATTGAGGCACAGCGTCAGTTGTGGGCAGAGTACGATATTGAGGCGGCTATTGACTTTTACGCTGCCGAAGGATGGAAGGGCGTCAAGCACTGCGTTGATGATAATGTGCTAACACCAGGTCTTCATAGGGCTGCATTGGTGTATGCCAACAACTTCAAGAAGAAGCACGCCACAGATTCATACGGGTATCCAGTAGATCATTTGATTAGAACTTTGCTTTTAAACTCTTTCATGGGTTCCCCTAGCCCGGTTGGCCCTAAAACAAAGGCGCACAATAAACGTGTTGCGCTATTAGACGAAGAGACTCAGCAGTTAATGGATGCGGACAGTCTTGACATTCAAGACGACACTCGGTAGAGTAACGGTAATGGATTATTGTAAAACCTCTGAGTTAACCCCTGCGAAGTGGTCGTCTGCGTGTTACATTGTTGCACCCGACTACAAGCGGCTATTATCGTCTATAGACACATACGGTATTCTCAGTCCAATTGTAATTCAGAAGAATGGTACAATCATTGACGGGTACCATCGCTGGATTATTGCAAACGAGTTGAAGATTAAAAAGGTTCCTGTTGCTGTAGTGAAGTGTGACGACGTGGAAGCTGTACTGCTACACATTGACATGAACAGATACCGTGGGATTGTGATTGCCAAATATTTGTCTAGGTTGATGCAGCGTGTTATGCAGTCACAGCGCTATACCGAAGAAGAATTACGCACAAAGTTAGGCATGACCTACGACGAGTTTGATGTGTTGCTGGATGGGACACTGATCAAGATGCGTAAAATTAAACAGCACACGTATTCCCCTGCGTGGGTTCCTATTGAATCCAAAAACGGTGAAGACCTTCACATCGAACGGCCCACGGGTCATTCCGAGCAAGCTTAGGAGACTAACATGGAAATGAATGCATATCAAGCGGCAGCACGGGAAACAGCAGTATTCCCCCCGGATCAGGGTATTGTGTATACTGCTTTGGGTCTAGCTAGCGAAGCGGGCGAAGTGGCAGACAAAGTTAAAAAGGCAATCCGAGATAAGGATAGTGTTTTTTCGGAAGAGGTTCAGAATAGCATCATGAAAGAACTGGGTGATGTGCTGTGGTACGTTTCTGGTCTTGCTTGGGAGCTTGGGTATACTCTGGATCAGGTAGCAGACGCTAATATCGCAAAGTTGTCCAGCAGATATGACCGGGGTAAGATTGGTGGATCGGGAGATGACCGATAAGGCATGGTCCACCCTTGTAACTGGTAGGGCAGCGGACGACGGTACATACGAAGTTGATGATATTTTACGGAAGGGGCTAGCCGACTACTTAGTAGTTACTAACCCTATTTTCGTATATGACCGCTTTCAGGACGCTTATGTACAGATTCCCAATCGCTTTGCTACTGGACGTGAAGTAGCGTGTGGCGCAACCTGTCGTTTAGACAGTTGGGAAGTTGTCAAAGATCGTTACGAGGTTGAGCAAAACCGTAAGATTTTGTCTCGGGCTATTTCTTTAGTCAACAAGTATGGTGATGCTGCTAAGTTAATGGGCTGCGGTGTGTTAGACGACGGCCGTAAGTTTTTTGCGGTGGTTCACACGGGGTCACTCTCTATTACCACAGCTAACAATGATACAGACGTAGTTGATTCATACGTGATCGTCATGTCATCACATGATGGTAGCATCCCAATCTGCTACTACAATCTTGACACTCGGCGCAACACTCACATTGTCTACAGATTTAACGCCTCTAAAGAGTACGAGTTCAGTGTCCGTAAGCGCCATACGCCCAGTGAGGCTGACTTAGATGGCGAAGCTAGAGAGGTATTGAATATGCGTGCTTCGTGGTCGCAGCATGTTGTGAACAATATAAGTCATATGTCTGTTCCGGTTTCGCAGACTTATATTGAAAGCGCACTGGAAACTGTGTGGCCTCTTAAGACTGCAAACACAGAGAAGAAGCGGGAACACATTGAGTCAGTTCACAGTAGGGTTAAAACGCTTTATTCGTCTTCGCACAACAGTGGTTCTTATGGGCCTAGTAAGTGGGCTTTATTTAACGCCATGACTGAGTATATTGATTTCCATAGAAACATCCCTGATAGGGAGGCGGCGCAGCACGCTTTAGAGATTGATAACTTTAGCCATCGACTAAAACTGGAGGTGCATAAGTGCTTGAGTTCATAAGTGACGACTTTGCTCTTATACACAATTTCTCACCAGACTGCGAAAGCCTTTTACATATGGTTGAGAATCCTCGTGACGGTGAGATTATGGAGATGCCTGATCGGTGCTACAATTTCTTTACTCGGCATCTTATCAATGGTGGCAATCCTGACAGTCTGGAAGATCAGATCATCTTGACTTATTCGCAGTCTATAGCTGATGCGTTAAAAGAGGCGTTTGACTTTGATGCTGTGGTGAATAGTTCGCTACCTGCTGTGATCTATCCCGAGGGGTGCGATATGGGTTTACACGATGACTTGTATCATAACTCGGATGATCCTGAAAAGCGGGAAAACGTTCATGTCTTTAGTTCGGTCCATTACTTGAACAGCGGCTACGACGGGGGCGAGTTAGTTTTCCCAGAGATGGATATTGCCATCACCCCTGAGCAAAACCTATTGTTATTGTTTGCATGTCGCTACAAGCACAGGGGCAACCCGGCAACAAACGGCATTAAAATATCGTCCACTAAATTTTGGAGAGATAAAAATGCAGAATCAGCAGTTTAGTCCTAGCGAGCAAGAAAACTTTGTTATTGCAATGACCCAACTAAAGAAGGGTGGGCATTATGTCGAACTAGGTGCTTTCAATTCCCACGAGGGTAGTAACACCCGTATTCTTGAAGAGGATTTCAATTGGAACGGTGTGTCGTTTGAAATTGACCCTGAACGTAAGGAGCAGTTTACTTCCAATAGAAAGAACCCTTGTTTTGGTGATGCGTTGAGCTTTGACTATACAGAGTATTTCAAGTCACAGGAGTGGCCTAAGCAGATTGACTTTCTGCAAGTTGATATCGACAACGGGTATGATCAAGCTATGCGACCTGAGGGAAGTCCGTACACTTCTCTGCTTGGGCTAATTTCTTTACCTCTTACTGTTTATCGGTTTTCGGTTATCACGTTTGAGCATGATGCTAACATGTACTTTCGGAACCAATCTATTCGTGATGCACAGCGAGAGATTCTAGACGCCTTAGGCTACACATTAGTTGTTAGGACTATACACGAAGACTGGTGGGTTGATCCTACTGTTATTCAGCCAGATATCTACAGGCAGCAGTTGAGGTGGGAAGTTCTCTAGATGATGATTTCAATCTTGCGGCGAATGCCCATACCGAGTCCGGCGCACAGGTTGAAGGCGTGGGTGGCGGCGTCAACTTGATCGTCGTGGACTCGTGCTTCGGGGAAGGACGACAGTTCATCAATGAAGTCTGTGGTCCAGTCGCCTCGTATTAGACGCACGTTACCGTTAGCTACAGCCGCCGCAAATGGCTTTGCTCTTGTTACTTTGTCGCCTGTGGCTCGTTGCCCTGAGAAGGTGTAGCCTGGCAGGACGTACCGAGCGTATTGGTCCACTAAGTTTTTACCTGCTGATCCTGGTTCTTGCTCCATCTGGATTGTTATCTCAGGCCCGTCCTCTTCAGCAGTTTCTTTAATAAACTTTTCAACTTTTTCACCTTTCGCACGAATGCGGCGTACATCTAGGATGTAAAAGACACCGTTATCAAATGCTCCGAGGCATCCAACTGTCCAGTCAGGATCAGGATTAGAGTTAGACGGTTCAGTTCCGGCTAAGTCCCAGAATCGCACCACAGTTGTGTCTTTACTCAAGTCTGGCATTTCGCTTGGTTCAATGACCTCAAAGCTACCACGGTCAAACATTGATCCGAGTGTGGTTGCCCACCAGTCACCAAACTCTAGGCGCTTTCGTTCGATGGGGTCTAGCTCTGCGAGCATGGTGCGGTAGGAGTCTGGGTCAATTCCGGGGTTATCAGTTAGCATTGAGGGAATAAAGATACGTCCCTTGGTTTTACCTTCAACTAGGAAACGCTGACGGACCCAGTTAGGTGCAGGGTTAGTTGCACAGCGCATTCTGAGAGGGACTGAAGCTAGCGGACCACTTGCGGGGCGGCGTAAACGTGAGAACATGTACCGGTAATCTGCTTCTCTGATTTCGGTAACCTCATCCATTCCGATGAACTGAAACTCTGAACCCTTGTATCGCAGATAGTCGTTGATGTTATTTAGGTAACCGAATGTTATTCGTGCCCCATTGGGAAACGTTGCAGTGTACGCATTTGCGTTCCAGTGTACATCATCAAACTGCATAATCCATTCTCTGAAACGGTCCATTAGAGCGCCAGGTAGGGCAAGGTCAGCGTATGTGCGCCTAAACAAGATAGCACTGTAGTTTGGGATGTCCACGTATTGTAGAGCGGCCATAATCAGTGCCGAGGATTTGCCCCCACCTGCGGCTCCACCAAACATTACTTCTTGTCCTTCTGACCGGAGAAAAACTTTTTGAGTTAGCGAGGGTTCTTCAACCCAGTATTCAGATCGCTTTGGTTCTAAATATGCTTTGATTTTTTCCCAGTCGGGAGTCTCTGTGGACATATCTGCTTGTCTCCTAGACAAATAAACGGTACAGTATACCTATGAAGAATCTTCTAAATCGTTCTGGCGCTGCTCATATCATGATGGGCGCTGGTATACTACTAATAGGCTTTGGTATTAGTATACTCAGTTTGGGGTGGGGTCTGGCAAGCGCTGGCTTTGCTTGTGGAATTTACGGCTATCTCTTAGGGGCTGAATAATGGCGTGGAACTCAAGTTCAAATAAATCTCTTCAAGATGCAATCTCGGGGCAGCAAAAGGCTGCTTCTGTTTCGGTAGGCGCACCAGTCTCGTACAGCCCGTCGTTGACCGGCAATGATCGTGGGTATCACGATGGTTGGGATATCACTAAGGCTTATAAAGAGGGTGTGTCTAAGGTTACTTGGGTGTTCCGCTGTATTGATGTTATTTCATCAAACCAGGCACGTCTACCTATGATGTTCCGCAAAGACAACAATCCGTTTGGTGAGGTTGTCGGGGATCACTCTATGTTGAAATTGTTCAACAACACTGCAAATGACGGAGAGAACGCTTTTGCCTTCAGGTATCGTTTATCTTCGCAGTTGCTGATTAGTAGCCGTGGTGTCTTTGTTGAGATTGTTAGAGGACGTGGCGGTAAGCCTATTGCGTTACATCTGCTACCCCCACAGAACACTTCGCCCATTCCCGATGTAAACAAGTTTGTGAAGGGGTTTGAGGTTCAGATTAGTGCGATGGAGAAGCGTACTATTAAACCCGAGAACGTTATCTGGATTCGCCGCCCGCATCCACTAGACCCTTATCTATCTATGACTCCGATGGAGGCAGCGGGTGTTGCTATTGAGCTAGAGAACTTGGCTAAGATTTATAACCGTAACTTCTTGATTAACGATGGACGACCGGGCGGGCTGTTGGTTCTTCGTAGTGAGATTGCTGACGAAGATAAAGAGG